CCAATCCTGTAGTGTAGAAAGTTTTTGTGTGCATCTTGCCTGAAGGCTCAGACAAATTAATTGTTGCGTATTCTTTTGCATCTCCACTATCAACAAATTGCTGGAAAGTTTCAACGGCAGTTAAAGCATCACTATAACGACCAATCCAATTAGGTGTAGAGGCAGAGTCATAGGTAGCGGTGACAGAGTATAAGTATTCCATTATGCGTTCTCCAATGTGTATTCGTTTAATTCGTTACTAGCGTACCATGCGGTGTATTCGTTGTAAAGCGTAACACCCTTGTTACACTCACAAAAATCTGTATCGTATTCGCCATGACCATTACCCCAAAAGAGTACGCCCTCATCATAGCAATCCATGCAATCCCAAGCGTTCATTATTTATTCTCCAATCTTTACTGCAACAGTAGCATAGCGGTCTGACAAATAGGAAGGCGTGTCAATCTGAACGACATACGCCTCAGTATTTTCTCCATACCAAATGCCTTCACGCTTTTCTGCGTGTGTGATAGTGCCCTCAAAGTGGCGGTTTCGTGAGCGATAGGTTTTTCCTACAAGTAGGTTTTCTATTGTGTATAGTTTAGTAGCCATGTGGCAACCTTCTTTCTTTAATTAACTTATTACTCTGTAATCCTATCATGGGTGTCTGACAAAAATCTAATTACTGGCTAGTAAATCCAAATAATGAGACGCTCAATAAATGTGAGAAAAATCACAACCACGTAAACTTATCCACAGGCTGTGGAAAACCCCCCGAGCTTTTTTATTTGAAAAGATCAAGCAGTTTTAAATCATGCTTAGGATTTTGCTTAGCATTCTGCAGTGCTAAGCGTTTGCTAAAACTCCATCAACGCAAGCGTCATAGAATTTTTGTTCATCAAATCTTGGATTGTCAGAAGCAAACCACTCACTGAATTCAAAAATTAAATTATCAAAATCGTGAGAGTCAATACTATCAGCAAACTTATTTAGAATCTTTGCAGTTTCCACATAGTCTTTGCGTGTCATCATTACTGAACCACCTTTAGAATTGCATAGGACCCGCCTGCATTTATTTCATCAAGGATAGGACCTAACTTTGGAGCGATTAACTCTTTTAGCATTCCCTCAAGCATTTGGATGCGTAGTGTTTCAGGTAGTGCACTCATCTGCATTGTTACAGGGTGGCCCTCTTGAAATTCAGTTACGAATTTTAGATTGTGTTCAATTTTCATTATAGTGAAGCCTTTCCTCTTAGTGTTCCAGAAATTGCAAGGGTATCGCAAGCGACTTTAACAGATACACCAACAGGGAGAGTGTTAGGATACTGTGAGATAAATTGAGCAACCGCACCCTTAGAAGGGAGAGTGATTTTTTTTACTGAACCATTAAAGGTTTCTAGTTTAACAGTGTATGTCATTTAGTGACTACCTTTCGTTTAATTGATAAGACTATCCTATCAGGGGGTGCTGACAAATTAGGGCATTTATTCGCTAGGCTCACTGTGATACTCGTCACATTTATTTGCTAGGCTCATGCCTTGATTTATCTTTATTTAATTGTATAAGTAGAATACTACAGGAGAAAGTCCAAAAAGTCAAGACGACACGCCGTAACTTAAATGTGATCTACACCACAGAGGCCCCGAGCTTTTTTATGCAGTGCGTTGCATGTTTATAAATTACTATGTGCGTACAAGAAACCAAACACCAACATTGCAATCATTACAACCATCATTTATTTATTCTCCTTATACAAATCGTTCCAAGCATTACGACAAATCAAAATTGATTGACAGTTATCACAACAGATAATTCCATCACGATTTAGTTCAATGTCATAGACATCAACCATTGCAGATTTAGCACCACAAACAGATGCTAAAGGTAAAAAGGTACTCATTAGTTTTCTACTTTCTTTAATTCATGATTATTATTAAGGCGGCGATTATTGCTAGAGAACATAGCCTCTATGCTAGCCTTATTTTTTTCTAATTGAGCAAGTCTTTTTTCTTGTTGCTCTTTAAGTATTCTGTTATAAGTATCCATTACGATTACTCCCAACTTCTAGTTGTAGCGTATGCTACACGATTACTAGGCTTGTAGTTTTCTAGTTCTACAAGTTCTACCTCTAGGATAGTACCTCTTTGAGATAGTAGGTCAAGATACTCGTTAGCATCTTGTTCTGTGTTCATTAGAACACCTAAGCAAGTAGAAAACTCTCTACTTAGAGGATAGCGTGGATTAGTATCCAATTCCATTTTATACTTTAGTGAAAACATTTTGTTTTCCTTTCTTAGTTAAAACCTTTTTAACTTTCTTTATACTAGTAAGTATAACAGGGGGGTCTGACAAATTGGGGGGTACAAAACGGACATTTAGGACATTGTGACGTAGAACACATGTGACCTACACCACAGGGGGCCCGAGGAAAATTTGTGGGCTAAATCACATGCGACACGCCGTGAATGGGCTTGACTTTTGGGGCGGTATGTGTTAGGATACTCCTATAACAATTAAATAAGGGGCTAATCCATGTGGTACACATCACATAGGACACACCCCAAATAGACTTGAAAATGTCAGGGCTATGGTGTAGTATTCTACTATACAAACTAAAGAAAGGTGTTCATCAAATGGATACACTAAACAGAGTAAGAGCAGAACAGCAAGAGCGCAACGCTATTGCACATGAGAAGGCTATGGAAAAGTCTCCATGGATTAGAGAGAGCGTGCAAGCATACCGCAACGCTACACCAGAGCAGATTGCTGAGGTAGAAGCCTACCGCAAGCGTGTATACGGCTGGTAGTGTGACCAACACCACACGCTAAAAGCTTGACTTTTGTCCCTATCTATACTAGTATTATCACTATAAACAAACTACAGAAAGAAGAACAGTAAATGACAATCACATACTCAATTTGGCAAGGTTCACGTCTACTAAGCATTGACAACATCGCTACAGAAATCAAGGCGATTGACCACCTCATAGCATCACTCAATGCAAGCGAACTAGGTAAGAAGGCTAAGTTTTCTGCTAACATTCAAAAGATTGAGACAGGTAAGTAAATGACATCAGCAATGTACGCACACACATGCGATAGTTGTGGAGATACAGGGATTATCCTATTTGATGGCAACACAACACGAATAGACCCTTGTCAATGTAAGTAGATACTCTCAAAAGATAGTGGGCGTACGGGTATAGTGTGCTCACTATTTTTTTTGTATTTATTTTTTTTATATGTGTATCATACATATTCACAAAATATTCAGATTTTTGGTAAATGAAAAATTTTTCAGATTTTGCGGTATACTATAATCATGATATTAACACAAGAAGCTACAACTAAGGTAAATGAACTAATTAAAGAACCACGTATATCCATGCCAGACAAAGAGATCTTCCTAAGAATATCTGTTCAGCCTGGTGGATGCTCTGGACTTAGATATCAGACATACTTTGACTATGAAAAACTAGATGGAGATGCAGAACATACATTTGATGGTTTTTCACTCAGACTGGATAAAATGTCTGTTCCATATCTAGAGGGTGCTACATTAGATTTTGTTGACACAATTGAAAAACAAGGTTTTGTATTAGATAATCCAAATGCTCAAGGCTCTTGTGCATGTGGTGATAGCTTTAATTAGTCGGTATACTAAAACCATGACATATTTTCAAAAGGATCTATTTCCAGAATTTGAATCAGAAAGCTCATCTGAGGTAATACAAAATATTTCAGATTGTTGCTCAAATGGTTGTGCTTGCCAAACGCAAGCTGATCACGATACAGAATTTGTTTTAGAAGAAATAGACTTTGAGCAGTAGCTCACCATTTGTCCATAGGACATTTAGCATTTGCTAGAGTGGTTTTAAGTTTCATAAAACATCCACACTTCTTACATTGGTTTGTACGCTTTCTATAAAACTCACAACCTTTGCATATTTCCAAACGGTACTCAGACAACTCTTCTGGACTCCTAGGTGATCCATTAATCAAATCCCAAGGCTTAACATCATCACTCATAGTATCTCCAATTTGGACGGCATACCAATAATATCACAAGATATAGTAGTCCATAGCTGATGAGACATAGTTGAACGTATAGTCGCAGACATAGTTCCTATATCCATTACGTATTTATATCCTTTTCCATGCTTAGAATCTTGTCTTGTCCAATGCTCAAGTGAATAATCAAGGTTTGACGCTTCAAAGACAAATAGGTGATAGGTTTTAACCTCATTTTTGGACGGTATATGAGACCAATCCTGGTCTGCTTTGGCTAAACACACATAGTAATCAGCATGAGTGGATGAAACACTCTCAAGCATCTTTTCCAATGTCTCGTGTTTGCCAAGCCTAGACCCAGATATAACAAGAGTTCCTTTTACTGGATCATATCTTCCTGATTTGACGGATATACTCTGTCCTGACTCTAATGTCATGTCTATACTGACGCTATGGCTTCTATCAGGCTTCCAGTCATTTGGCATACCGTTTTCAGAAAGGGTGTCAGCAACAAGCTCCTCTAGATACTCAGATGTACACGGTAAACGATATACAGAATGATGGACTGCCAGTTTTGATGACAGCCCACCAATTAATATGTCTTTTATATTATTCAGCATTGAGTGCTGTAATTACCAAATTTGCTACAACTTGAGCATCACGGTCAATTGACTTCTTTGCCAAAACCATATTTGCTGCAACTTCTTCTTCATTCAAATCCTTAGCTGCAAAGTTTGCTTCAAGATTTTTTGTAATTTGTGCATGTAGTTTTTCTACCAAAGTTTCTTGATTGATTGTGATTTCCATATATACCCCTTAAGTTGGTTAACATAACCAGTATATCAGACATGATTGGATTGTGTCAATCCTATGTTGTCTAGGGTATGGTTTGTATACCCTCCTATTTCGGCGACGTTTTAAAGGCCCTGCACGGCGAACTTAAAAGATAGTTTAGTTTAGAATAATGGTATAATCTCAATATGACAATTCACTCACTCACTACGCTTAGCAGCTCTTCTGCTACATTGCTAACACCAAATGGATCACATTCTGGTTTAGATATTACTATTCAAAATACTGATGGATCTGCTTATGTATATATCGGCGGAACTGGAGTTACAACGTCTAACTATGGATACCGCCTTGCTCCAGGTGCTGCGTGGTCAATTGAGCTTTCAGGTAAAGATGCACTTTACGCTATAACAGATACAAACAATTCTAAAGTTGCAGTTCTTAAGACAAGCCTAGAGTCAGGATACTAATAATGGCACGGTTTACTACCGCAGGTGGAGAAGGTTCTGGAGCACCAGGACCACAGGGTCCAGCAGGATCTAACGGTGCAGATGGAGCAGATGCTCTTTGGAACTATGTTGGAGAATATAGCGGTGGTGCATCATATGCTGTAGGAGATGTTGCAACTTATGATGGACAACTTTGGTATCGTGCTAATGCAAATGGTGGAAATGTTGGAGATACACCTTCAGAAGGATTTATTTGGAATTTACTTGCAGCAAAGGGTGTTGACGGTGCTGATGGAGCAGATGGCAATGATGGTGCTCCTGGTGCAGATGGTGCACAGGGAGATACTGGTAGTCCAGGACTTGTTTATTTAGGCAGTTATGTTTCTGGTAATGGATACATTGCAAACCTTGCAGTCGTAAAAGGAAGCGATAACAATTTATACATTGCAACATCAAGCGGTGGATTAGGTGATCCAGTAGGTAATAGTGCAGAGTGGAGTATATTCCTCCCAAAGGGTGTTGATGGAGAAGATGCAGTTCTTCCACAAGATTTAGGAACAACAGACAGCCCAACATTTAGTAAGATTACACTTACAAGCAATGGTGCAATAGATAACATAACAATTGGTGATGATGTACTTCTTGGTGATGGAAATATTGCAAACCACTTAGTCATTGTTGGAAATCAAGATCCAACGCAGGGTGGAATTGTTCTTGGTAACAATAAAACTGAACAAGTTTCATCAGATGGCTCAAATCTTTCTTTAGATGCAAACAATGACATTATTCTTAATCCAGGAAGCACATATGCATATATTGGCACACCAACTATCGGTGGAGAAACAAGAATTGCTACTTGGGACTATGTGGCAACATCTGTTGGAACTGGTAGCAATGGAGAAGTTACAAGATGGACTCCAAACTTTACAGCAACTGGTTTAACATTTACTGGATCAGGTGCTACACATCCAACATATAATTCACATTATGTTAAGAATGGTCGCATGGTAAGTTTCTGGATTGCAATTGATCTTGCTACCGTGACAAATTTTGGTACAGGTCAATACATTACAGCACTACCATATGCTCCACTTACTGGAACAATGAATCACTTCCAAGCATGGGCAAATGTTGATCCAACAGTTAATCCAGATATTGCAGGACACGTTGTTTTGCAAGCAGATCATTTAGCAAATACAACTGCACTTGATTTACACTATCTAAAGCAAGCTGGTGGAGCAAACTCTCCATTAATGGAAGCAATGTTTACACAAGGTGCACCAGCAACTTTAACTACATCAAGCAAGATTTATATTAACGGTACTTACATAACTGCTGAGTAGTCTTAAATAATGATATAATAATCTCATTATGTCAATACAAGACTGGGCAGGACTAACGTTAACGATTCTTTCAATTCTTGCAATTGTTGTTACAACAGTGCGCTGGTATATTGATTTTAAAGTCCAACCTATAGTAGAAGCTGTAGAAGATATTCGCAAAGAAACTAAGACTAATGGTGGAACTTCAATGCGTGATGAAATTAAGCAAATTAAACTTCAGCAAGAAGATGCTAGAGAAAAGCGTAAGGCTACTAGCGATAAATTAGACCATATGTATGATTTGCTTATTGAGTATATTTCTAAAAATAGCAAGTAACCTAATTTTCCCATTTTCCTTTATATATTAAATATAAACTATCTTTTAAAAACCTTATTTAGATATACCTTTTTTCTTTATATATTTTAAGTATACACTATCAATAATTCTTGTAATGGGTATAAAACGGACATTTGGTATATTCTTAATTATAACTTTTTTGTAACAATTCCAAATACCCTGGCCTTATAAAATTTTAATGTCTAAAATGTCCAATTTGTATATATTTAAATAAATAATGTTATACTTTAAGTCTGCTAGTACTCAGGTTCTAACCCACCCCACTGCGCCTGAGTACTAGCTTTATTTTATGGTATAATCAATGATATGTGTACACCAGCGGTAGAAAAACTAGGAGCAACTCCAGCCCATATCCAGTGGACAGTAGTCCGTGGAGACTCTTCTACACTATCAGTTCAATTCCTAGAAGATGATGAGACTACTGGTTGGGATATTGACAATTGGACTTTTGCAGCAACCGCATATGATGTCACTGGTGATATTCTTGATGAGCTAGCAGTCACTGTTTCTGGCCATACCGCTACAATTTTTGTTTCAGCAGATATTACAAGAAATTGGGGATCAACATTTAGAACAATTGTTGCTGAACTTCCATTTGATTTACAAGCAACTATTCCAGCAGATGAGGGTGATACAGAAAATACTATCTGGACACCAGTCTTAGGAACCATATGTGTGCTTGGTGACATTACTCCAGGAGGCTTATAATGCCAGTTATTAAAGTTGCAGTTGCAACAACCAAAATGCCTCCAATTATTAAAATTGGGAAAAAGGTTTTTAAGGTAAAGAAATAAGGTTTAGCCGTGGCAAAGAGTATGGATTTTCCAGGGAAACCAAAAAAATATTCAGATAATATTAATCAGCCTTATCAGCTTGAACAACAAATCAACTATGTAGCAGTTCCAGGACCACAGGGAGAACGTGGACCTAAAGGCGATACAGGCTCTACTGGACCAGAAGGCAAGCAAGGACCAAAGGGAGATGCTGGCAAAGCTGGAAAAGACGGTAGAGACGGAAAGCCAGGAGAAAGTAGTCTATCTCCATCAGGACAAAGAACTGGCTGGGCTTTATATAGCAACTTAAATAAAAAACAAGTAACCCTAGGTGCTACAAAGGGTAATGATGGATGGGTTAGGTTTACTATAGACTGCGAAGGACATGAAACAAATGAGAAGTATCTTCCAGAAAATGGAGTATCTCTTTTTAATCCAACAACACAAAAGATCAATCTGCGTGGACTCAAGATTGGTTCAATTATAACAATTCGTTATGATATTACTCTTACTACATTTTCTAATAATACTGAGGTTTGGTTTAGAACTCTTATTCCAGATTGTGAAAAACATCCAACAACATTTGCTGGCAATCTTAAATATCAGTTTGACTACGACATGTCTATAGAGCACAGCTTTTTCCTGGAAAATGAAAAAATGCAAAATGCAGGGGCATTCCCAGAAATACTGACAGATAATGACTCTATGATGGTTGCTAAGTCTATGTATATTTTTGTTAGATAAAATCTGTTATAATATAATCATATTTGAAAGGTAGTTGTTAATGGCTATTACTAAAATTCCAGCCCCAACAGGCGGTATTCCAAAAGGAATTACTGAGGATCGTCCTGCCTCTCCAGAAATTGGTGATGTTTATTCAAATATAGCAACTGGATATATTGAGGTTTACACATTAGCTGGCTGGTCTCAACTAGGTGTTATTCCAGTTGTTCCAACAGTAGGAACAGCAACAGATGTTGGAACTAATGTTGCTTATGGTCTAGGATCTGCATCAGTTACATTTACACCAGCATCAACTGGTGGACTAGCTTCAAGCTATACAGTAACATCCACATCTGGAGGATATTCTGCAACAGGATCATCTTCGCCAATTGTAGTTCCAAATATACCAACTGGAACATCTGCCACTTTTACTGTAACTGCAACAAACGGATACGGTAACTCTTTAGCTACTACAGCTTCAAATTCAATTACAACTACTTCGGTACCACAAGTTCCTACTGTTGGAACTCCATCAAATATTTCTGGAATTGCATATGGATCACCAGCTCAAGCAGCACTGACATTCACAGCTGGTGCAACAGGTGGTAAAGCAATTACAAACTACAAATACTCAATAGATGGAACAAACTATACAGCTTTATCTCCAGCCCAAAATACTAGCCCACTAACAATCGGAGGCTTAACAGCTGGAACAACATATACTTTTAGGATTAAAGCAGTAAATGCTAACGGAGATTCTGTCGCAACATCTGCATCTTCTTCTGCAAAAGTTTTTACAGTTCCTGAAGCCCCTACAATTGGATCAGTTTCTTCTGCATTGGATGCAATTGGACAAGCAAATATTTCATGGACTGCCCCTTCAAACAATGGAGGGGATGCAATTAGTGGTTATCAGATAATATCTTCTCCAGGTTCAATTACAGCAACAACATCATCTTCTCCATATAAAATGACAGGACTTAATCCAGGAACAACTTACACTTTTACAGTAAGAGCAGCAAATGCTTCAGGATATTCTGCTAACTCAAGTGCATCTTCTTCAATAGCAGCTTCACAATATAATTGTGCAATTGGATCAGTCAGCGGAAATCAATGTTCATATGCAGCAACAGCATATACTGGCTATACATGCCCTACAAGCGGTGGTGGATATCAACAATTAGGTTGTACTGGAGCTCCAGTTGATTCTTATGTTTATGTCGGAGATTTTTGCACCATTATAAAAACACAGCCTGGTGTTAGATGCTTTAGAAGTCCATGGAGCCCTAATGACTGGGCAAATGGAACATGTAGTTGGTCTGAGCCACTATGCACAACATATACATACTATGGATGCCCACAGGGTGGAACACTATCTGGAACCTCTTGCATTTCTACACCTACTATAGTATAATTAAATAAAAGAATGGACTACTATGGAGCAGAGAAAAGCAAGGCCTTGGGATATATTTAATAAAAATATAGAAAAAGTAGGTATAGAAGAACAAAAAAAAAGATTAGATATTTGTCATGGATGTGACAGACTAATAAAGGCAACTACACAGTGCAAAGAGTGTGGATGCTTTATGAATTTAAAAACATCTTTGCCACATGCATTTTGTCCATTAGGAAAATGGAAAGAGATGAATGTATCTATCACAGAAATTAAGGAGAACTAAATGTCAGAAGTATTTGATTTTGAAGGAACTGAGCAGCCAGAAGCTATAAACTATATAGCTTTTGTTTTAGATGGAAGAGTAGAGATGACATTGGGAACAGACCCAAGATTTGCATCAATTTTATTATCAGAGCCAAAGATACTTTCATTCAATCCAGCTGAACAGGTAATTAATATTGGACACATCTATGATGAAACAACAAACACATTCTATAGCCCATCTACGCCAGATGATGCTTCTCAGATTAGTGTTGAGCCTAATGTTTAATTTTACATAGGCAGTATGTTTAAACTTAAAGTGCTACGCTTTAATATTAGGTATATCTTTTTTGTTTTATAAAATAAAAAACCCCCAAGGTCAAAAACCAAGGGGGTATTTTTATATAAAAACGATATATTAAAATGTGTTATAATATAAACATACTATGGAAGGTAGCAATTAATGACTATTTCTGTTTTACCACCAGCTTCATCTTCATCAGGGGCAGCTTCTAACGACTTTACGGTAAATGTTGGAACTTCAGGATACACGAATGTTCAGCTAGCAACATCGTTTCCAGCAGGAAGCTATATAGCAACATCTACCCTAAATGATACAACACTTGATATTTATTTAATTGCTTCAGATGGATCATCTGCTGGATATGCAAATTCAGCTACAGCATCAACAACAGTTACAGCAAGCAAGCCTTTTAATAAAGTGGTTATTTATGGATCAACAAACAACGATACTCTAACTTTTCAATTTAAGTATGTTTTTTCTCCAAGCGATGCTGCTGACAACACATCTGCAGCAGCAAGAATACTATCTTTAACACCATCTTCTCTTCCAAATCAAAATAATACAACAACAATTACAGGGCAAAACTTTGCAACAGACATACAGGTTACTTTCACTGGAACAGATAATACTGCTAGATCTGCTAAAACAATTGTTAGAAATTCTTCAACATCTTTAACAGTGACAAGGCCAGATAATATGCCTCCTGCATATTCTCCATATGCAGTTACAGTTATCAATCCAGGAATTGCTGCACCAACTACCACAAATTCTCATATATTATCTTCTGCAGTTACGGTTGGAGCTGTTCCAGTTTGGGTAACGGGATCACAGATAGATCCTGCATACTATAATCAATCTTATTCGTATCAGCTATCAGCAACAGATTCTGATGGCGGATCAAACGTTACATATTCAATAGTCTCTGGAACCCTGCCAACAGGAATCACTATGAGTTCTTCTGGGCTTATCTCAGGAACATCAACACTTACAACTGGATCTGGACGTGCACTTACTATAAGAGCAACAGATTCTGGAGGTAACTACGTAGATTTAAACACAAATCTACCATATGCTACAGCAACTGGTGGAACTATCACATCTGGCGGTGGATACATATTCCATACATTCAATGCAAATGGAACGTATACCCCACTACTTTCACAAACTGGTGTTTCTTCAATAGCGGTTGGCGGTGGCGGAGGTGCTGGAGGATCTGGTTCTGGCGGTGGAGGCGGAGGTGGAGTTGCTCGTGGTACCAATCTTTCACTTTTGGCACAAAACTATTCAGTAGTAGTAGGTGGTAGCGGAGGAACATCATCTTTTAATGGTGGAAGTGCCACTGGTGGTGCAGGTGCAGGAAGCGGAACTGGTGGAGCTTCTGGATCACCACAAAGTAATGCAGGCGCAAGCTGTGGAACTGGTTATGGTGGAACTGGCGGTGGAGCAGGAGAAGCTGGTGGATGTTCTGGTAGCGGTGGAGCAGGATATGTTTTTGAATCTGTGCAATATACTAATATGTATTCATCTACATGGCAATATGGCTCTGCTGGGCTAGGTTCTGGAGGACAGATTGGCAGCAATAATGGTGGAGGATTTTATGGACCAGGCTCCAGCGGATTAAATAGAGGCTGCGGAGGACCATCTTGTGGTTACAACTGGAGAGGTGCTGATGGAGAGCCTAATTCAGGCGGTGGCGGTGGCGGTGGCTACTCTGGCGCAACTGGCGGAAATGGTGGCTCTGGCACAGTCATCATAAGATACTAAGGAGATACTATGGCACATTGGGCAGAGTTAGACGAAAATAATATTGTAATAAACATAACGGTTGGAGACAACAACGAGCCAGATGAAGGTTATCAATGGTTAGTTGATAATTTAGGTGGCAGATGGATTAAAACATCGTATAACACTAGAGGTGGTATCCATATTCTAGGTGGAACACCACTAAGAATGAATTTTGCTGAAATAGGATCATACTATGATGAAGAAAAAGATGCATTTATACCTTCAAAACCATATACGTCTTGGATATTAGATGAGTCAACCTGCAACTGGTATGCTCCAACTCAAGTACCATCAACGGATGTTCCTTATATCTGGGATGAAGGATCTTTATCTTGGACATTGGCACCAGAACATGAAGAATATTTCGGATAAAGCATAATAATAAAAAACCCCCAAGGTCAAAAACCAAGGGGGTATTTTTATATACAAATTAATCAGGGAATCTAGACATCCATACTTTTGTCTTTGGTGTAATTCCATGCCAAGCAGACCAGTTCTTTCCACCAGCGCTCATATGATAGGCAACCTGTGCATTAATGACAGGGTTTAGCAGTTCGCTATTAAAGTTAAGTCCAAATTTATCTTTACGACTTTCCTTTAACATTCCAAGCATATTAATCTGGAAAATACCATAAGAGTTATCTCCAGTTTTTACGTTACCGTTAAAAGCCAATGGGCGACCATTAGATTCTTTTTTTGCTACAGCCCAAGCTTTTACAAGGCCTTCACCACGAAAACCAACGGCATGCAGAAGATGCTTTAACTGACGATCTGTAAGGCTAACAGCATCTTGATACTTATGAAGAACTTCAATGTTCTTTTCTACTTTTGTAAGACTTTTAGGCTTAGAAACCAAAAAAACCGCCTTGGCGGTTGTAGGTTCAGAAATTACTGGTTTACTAAGATTATTTTCAGTACTTACGGCATTAGCTGAATTACTCAATGGTGCAAGCAACCCAAGTGAAGCAAGGATTCCAATCCAAATCTTTTTATCTCTTCTCATAATAATAACCTCCTAGAGACTAAAGATGCTACCTGTTGGTAGCACTATCTAAGTATAACATGCAAAAGCCCTTAAAATCAACTTTTAATGATATTTTTATAAAATTGTTATAATTGGAATTTTCAAGTGGTATAATAGAAATACTATGGCTACATATAGAGGACAAGCATCAACATACGATATAGGTGAAAGACCACCATTTGTCAATTGGACATTTGTAAAGGGAGACACCGCAGCGTTTAAGGTTTACCTAACAGATGATGCAAAGGTACCGTTGAATATTCCTGATTGGAATATATCTATGCAGATTAAGCGTCCTACAACTAATCCAGTTGTACCTGGAGAAATTACAGATACTGCAACATTACTTTATACCTTGACTCCAGAGGCAGATGAAAATGATTTAGTTGGAGAGTTTACTGTTTCTTTAGCAGCAAATGAAACTGCTACTCTTCGTACAAATGATATTTTTGATATTGAAGTTTCTTTGCCAGCAGATGCAATAGTTTGGACGGTAGCTCAAGGCAAACTTATTGTCCTTGAAGATGTGACTGCATAATGGCAACTGTTAAGATTTATGAAGACAGGCCAGTATTTACAAAACGTATTGAACAAGATTTTTCTATCAAATCATCAATCACATCAAACCCTGGAAAAGTAGTTATAAACTCTACTTTACCTTTTAGAATTAGATTAACAGCAATTCGTATTGAGGCTGGCGGAGCTACAAATATTCCACCAATTCCGCTTCAAATTATTGGCTACAGTAACTATATACTTTAAAATAAATATGATATAATGGGCATATGTCAAAACTTCCATTATCCACAGTAAAGACCAAGTTCCAAACAGGTGATCGTCCTACACAGGGTGATTACGAAGATTTAATTGACAGTACCTCAGCTCAGGCAACTGACCTTGGAACTACTGGCAATAATGAAAACACAATTTCTGATATTCAGAACGCAACTGTATTTGATAACTTTGACGCTACAGTGTGGCGAATGGTAAAGTACTTAATTTCAATTAAGAAGACTAGCGGAGGCGACAACAAGTTCTACGCTACTGAAATGACCAT